CTTGCAAATGACTGTGAGTTCTTCCAGCGCAAACGATACTTCGGCGGGCACTGGCGCACGAACTGTGTTGATTACAGGCTTGGATGCCAACTATGCAGTCATTAGTGAGAGCGTGACCATGAATGGTCAGACGGCTGTGACAACCACAAATTCATTCTTGCGCATCAACAATATGGTGGTGACAACCGCAGGGACAGGTCTGGCAAACGCAGGTATTATTTACATTGGCACTGGCACTGTAACATCTGGCGTACCAGCTACCATTTATAACTTGATTTCTGTTGGTTTCAACAGCGCCACCTCAAGCCAATACACAGTACCTGCTGGATACACGGGATATTTGGGCGTGGCTCGAATTGGTTTAGCGCAAGATACTGGAACCAGTTTAATTACAGGCCGCACACGTTTTATCGGTACAAATGGGATTGCCTTGACAGGCCCAGTCATTGTGACCAATAACGGCATTTCAACAATTAACTTTACATACCCAATTGCAATATCTGAAAAGACTCGCATTCAAGGCGAGGCAATTGGTGGTGCGGCAAACAATGAAGCGGCTGGTTTTTTTGAGTTGGTTCTCATCCAAAATTACATGCAAGGCACCTAATGGCTAAGTCACCCGCATGGACTCGCAAAGAAGGCAAAAACCCCAAGGGCGGCTTGAACGCCAAGGGGCGGGCCTCCTACAACAAAGCGAACCCCGGCAAGCCCGGTCTGAAGGCTCCCCAGCCCGAGGGCGGCAAACGCCGAGACTCTTTCTGCGCCCGTATGGAAGGCATGAAGAGCAAATTGACCAGCGAGAAAACGGCCAAAGACCCGAATTCGCGCATCAATAAGAGCCTACGGGCGTGGAAGTGCTAAATGGACCTGAACACACTCTGGTCAGCAGCACTGACTCTTGTAACCACGCTTATCGGAATGACTTTGAAAGAAAAGTTTGCCGAGTTAAAGCGCATCGACATCTTGCTCAACAAGACACGCGAGGAGATTGCCCGTGATTACGTTACTCAAAGCGAAGTTCAGCGCATTACTGACCACATTGACCAGCGCTTCAACAAACTTGAAGCAAAGATTGACCAGCTTATTCAAACGAGGCAATGATGCCAAGTAGCAGCAAAAAGCAGCACAATTTCATGGAAGCGATAGCTCACTCGCCATCGTTTGCTAAGAAGGTAGGCGTCCCACAGTCTGTGGGCAAAGATTTTTCTAACGCGGACAAGGGCCGCAAATTTTCAAAAGGTGGCGATATGAAAGCAATGTCTAAAGGTGGAGCCATGAAAAAAATGGCTACAGGCGGCAGCACTACTGGTATGACCGGTGTGAGCGAGCGCAAAGGTATGACAACCGAAAAAATGGGCAAGGTCAAGACTGGCGCACCAAGCCGTGATGGCATTGCAGAGCGCGGCAAGACTCGCGGCAAAAACATGGGTGACAGCGGTAAAACTGTTGGCATCATGTCTGGCGCCAAAGGTATGAAACGCGGCGGCAAAGCCTGCTAAGGAATTGATCATGGCCAAAAACATAAAACGCAAACGCTTTGATGACGGCGGCCCAGTTGATCCAATGGAGGCGGCCAACAGTTCATCTGATGCTCAAGAGATTGCCGGTGAGGCGATGCTAAAAGGCATGAGAGATTCTGAAATGCCAAAACGGCGCATGGTTACAAAAGACGAGCTAGAGAAATCTGGCATGAGCTTGCGTGATTATTTGAACCGTGAACAAGGCTTATCACGCCGCGGTGAAGCATCGCCTAAAGTTGCGCCAAAAGTCACTGACATTGATAATGAAATGCCGCGCATGCTTGCTCGAGCACCTAAGCCAGCACTGCGTCAAGAAACTTATGGCGAGCGCTCGAAGGCTATGTACGACGAAGGCCAACGCGCTATGGCTGCCAAACGTGCGGCTGCTGCAGATGATGCTATGGCCAATGATCGCAATCGCCAAGCTCGCATTCTGACAGGTATAAAGAAAAACCCTGGTGTCAATTTAGGCATGGGTAATACTGGTTTGAAAAAGGGTGGAACTGTAAGTTCTGCATCATCACGCGCCGATGGTATTGCCGCTCGTGGCAAAACCCGTGGCAAAATTTGTTAAGGAGTTTGAAATGAAACCAATGGTCAAAGAGCAAATGGAACCCATGTCTGGCCCTGATATGAAGCGTCACGACGACTTCATTTCTATGCATGAAACAGACACCCACAAGCACCACAAAAATGAGTTTAAAAAACACAGTGGTAGCCATAAAAATCACATGGATAACGTGATGGCTATGTGCGGCGGTGGCATGACCAAGAAGAAGTAATCATGTTGGCCAGCCGTGGTATGGGGGCAATAGCCCCCTCCAAAATGCCCAAAGGTGCGCGTAAAGCACGCCGGGATGACACTGACTTTACGCAGTACGCGAAAGGTGGAAGCGTCAATGCGGCGGGCAATTACACAAAGCCAAGCCTGCGTAAGCGGATTGTGTCGCAAGTAAAAGCTGCGGCAACCCAAGGCACCGGAGCAGGGGAATGGTCGGCCCGTAAGGCACAGCTTGTAGCCAAGAAATACAAAGCCGCAGGCGGCGGGTATCGAGACTAAGATGAAGGCGCCGCAACAATCCCTCAAAGACTGGGGTGACCAGAAGTGGCGCACCAAGTCTGGCAAACCGTCAAGCAAGACGGGGGAGCGGTATTTGCCTGAGAAAGCGATAAAATCTCTAAGTTCCTCAGAGTATGCGGCAACCACAAAAGCTAAACGTGCTGGTAAAGCGGCGGGCAAACAGTTTGTTGCACAACCAAAAACTATTGCAAAGAAAACTGCGAGGTACAGATAATGGCAAATGGTGGGGGTCAAAGTTCTTTTGGGCAAAGCTCACTTGGTGGCGGCTATGGTCAACAATATAGCCCGCTTGGCAACAATTATGGTCAACAATATTCCCCATTCGGTAGTACCCAAGGTGGTTTTGGCAGTCAGATGCAAGGTGGTTTCGGCAGTCAGATGCAAGGTGGCAATAACAACTTTCAACAACAGCAATACGGGCAACTACCACCGCAGCCAATAATGCAACAACTACCATTACAGCCAATGCAGTCAATGCAGCAACCCCCTGCGTATGAGCAAGATAAAGAGTTTCAAGGATATCAGCAGCAGCAAGAAGATCTTAGTCGTCAGATGAACGACTATATGTTAAAAGCCCCGATGTACCAGCAGATGCAAGACTTGCAGGGTAAAATGCAGGGGATACAAAGTAGATATACAGCACAAAATCCATATGCGGGGCAAGCGGGTAGTATTAATAATATTGGTGCCCCAAGACAAACGCAACTTGGCATAGGTTCACTTCAGACGGGTTTAGGTGGCCTGCCTGGATTTTTGCGTAGTCAACCACAGATGCAACCAGCTCAAACAATGTCCAGAACAATTGCAAATAAAACGGGAGCATTTAGATGAGCACAACTGGAACGTCCGTCTTCAATCTTGATGTCAATGACCTCATTGAGGAGGCGTTCGAGCGTTGTGGCCAAGAACTGCGCACGGGATATAACTTCCGCACGGCGCGGCGCAGTCTTAACTTGCTCACCATTGAGTGGGCCAACCGCGGCATCAACCTGTGGACGATTGAAGAGGGGCAGATCCCGCTTTATCCCAATCAGATCATCTACGCCCTGCCTACCGATACGATTGACCTGTTGGACCAAGTAACCCGCACAGGTAGCGGCACAAACCAATCCGACATCAACATTAACCGGATCAGTGAATCTACGTACTCTACGATTCCTAACAAGAATGCACAGGGCCGGCCAATTCAGTTTTGGATTAACCGCCAGTCTGGCGAGTCTTATTTGACTACTGCACAAATTGGTGGAACTTCCACGTTGAGCGCAGATGCCACGACTATTCCAGTTACCAACATCTCTGAGTTAGGCTCCACCGGGTTTATTCTGGTGGGCACAGAAGTTATTTGCTACTCTGCAATAGATACGGTCAACAGCACTCTTTTGTACTGCGCCCGTGGGCAGAACGGAACAACAGCTGCAACCCATGCAGTCGGTGCAGCCATCACGGTGCAGAACCTGCCATGCGTAAACATCTGGCCTGTTCCAAACCAAGGCTCTGTGGGTAACCCGTACTACACAATGGTTTACTGGCGCATGAGGCGCATCCAAGACACGGGCTCTGGCGTTAAGACGCAAGATATTCCATTCCGGTTTCTGGAGTGTATGGTGGCTGGATTGGCATACAAACTGGCAATGAAGCTACCCAGCATTGACCCCAATCGCGTTATGGGCCTGAAAGCAGAATACGAGCAACAGTTTCAATTGGCTGCGGAAGAAGACCGCGATAAAGCCAATGATCGTTTTGTTCCACGGGTTCAGTTCTACAGGTGATGTATGGCTGGGCCTAAGTACGCTTCTGGTAAATTTTCGATTGCCGAATGTGATCGCTGCGGCCAGCGGTACATGCTCAAGGAATTGCGCAAGCTTACGATCAAAACAAAGCTGGTCAGTATTAAGGTTTGCCCCGAGTGTTGGGAGCCGGATCAGCCTCAATTGCAATTGGGTATGTATCCGGTCTATGACCCCCAGGCTGTGCGGGAACCGCGCCCTGATGTAAGTTACTATGAAGCAGGTACAACAGGCTTGCAGATTGCTTTGAATGGTGGAACTGGCGAGCGAGCGGTTGGGTATCCCAGTGAAGGTAGCCGTATATTTCAGTGGGGCTGGAACCCAGTTGGCGGGGCCAGTAGTTTTGATGCACTTCTTACACCAAATGACTTGGCATTAGGCGTGCAAATTGGTACAGTAACGATTGTAACGACATAAGGAGTCGATCATGGCAAAAAGTGATATGAAAGAAGATATGAAGGCGGACAAAAAACAAGATGTCGCCCTCATCAAAAAAGCGTTCAAGCAGCACGATTCGCAAGAACACAAAGGCGGCAAGGGAACTTCCTTGAAGCTGAAAAAAGGTGGCCCTACATCTATGGATCGTAAAATGTACGGCAAGAATTTGTCGCGTGCTATGAACCAGAAATCTGGGAGCAAATAATGGTTGCCCAAGTCAAACCCACTACCAAGAACAGCCCACCTGTTACGGTCGGCGCTAACCGCGACAACTTGCCTGCTGATGCATATGCCGGCCGTGGCAAAGAAGGCTATGCTGAATTTAATGCACGCCCGAACCACAGCAAGCTAGACACGCTTGATGTAAGCGTTGGCAACCGAAGCAAGTCTGCTGGCAATGAACCCACCAAGACCAGCGGCATCAAGATGCGCGGCACTGGCGCGGCGACTAAAGGTGTTATGTCACGGGGTCCGATGGCATGAACTATACGCAACTCAGCAACGCCCTTCAGGCGTATACAGAAAACACGGAAAGCAGTTTTATTGCTGAGATTCCTGTTTTTGTGCAGCAGGCTGAGCAACGTATATACAACACCGTTCAGTTTCCGTCATTGCGTAAAAACATGACGGGCACGGTGACCTCGACAACAATATATTTGTCGTCCCCAAATGATTTCTTGGCCCCATATTCTTTGGCGGTTATAGATGGGCAAGGCAATTACCAGTACCTACTGAACAAGGATGTGAACTACATCCGAGAAGCCTATCCAAATCCAAGCGACACGGGCCTGCCAAAGTACTATGCTTTGTTTGGGCCTACGGTATCTAGTGGAACTATTACCAACGAACTGTCGTTTATTCTTGGGCCCAAGCCCGATGCCAACTACACGGTTGAGCTTCACTATTACTATTACCCTGATTCAATTGTTCAGGCTCCTGTGGCCAGCCTTGGCTCAATCACAGGCGGAAGCCTTTACACCAATGGCACTTACTTGAATGTGTCTTTGACTGGCGGCGCAGGATCGGGTGCAGTTGCCAACATTGTGGTTTCAGGCGGTGCGGTTACCTCTGTAACTTTGACCCAAGGCGGTACAGGTTATGTTGTTGGCAACACATTAAGCGCGGCGGCATCGACTATTGGCGGCACAGGATCAAACTTTTCTGTGCCAGTAGCTACTGTTGGAAATGCTCTCGGGACTTCCTGGCTGGGCGATAACTTTGATTCTGTTTTGCTGTATGGCTCACTGGTTGAAGCCTATACGTACATGAAGGGTGAGCAAGACATTATGGCGTTTTACAACACCAAGTACCAAGAAGCACTTGGTTTGGCTAAACGTCTGGGTGATGGTATGGAACGTCAGGATGCCTACAGGTCTGGGCAGTATAGACAGGCGGTGACTTGATGCTTACCCAAACTGCAACAAATGCATTTAAAACAGGGCTGATGAGCGGCACGTATAACTTCAATACGAATGCTTTTAAGATTGCCCTGTACACAGCTAATGCCACGTTGGATGCGACCACTGCAACGTATACGTCCACCAATGAAATTACCGGAACTGGGTACACGGCTGGTGGACAAAGCCTGACGGTAACGACAACACCTACGACAGGTAGTTCTGGCAATGTGGCCTACATCTCGTTTGCCAATGTATCTTGGACTGGTGCTCTCAGAGCGCGTGGTGCGCTTATTTATGATGTGACCAATGGAAATCAAACCGTATGTATTCTTGATTTTGGTGACGACAAAGTATCCAACACCACGTTTACAGTCCAATTTCCTGCGGCTACAAACACTTCAGCAATCATAAGGATCGTGTAATGGCTATTGTTACAACCACCAAAGGCGACATGGACGATTCTCTTCTTGAGAAAAAAGAAGGTTTCGTAGACAATGACAACGAGTACACATCATGGGTTGAGTATTGGCTGGACGGTGAGCTTGTCCACCGCTCGGCGCATGTTGCCCTGAAAACAAACCCCACATTCGCTGTTGGCGAAGCAGCAATTATTTAAGGAGCCAAAAATGGCAAACACGCAAAGCATGACTACTTCTTTCATGGGCGAATTGTTGACTGCTACTCACAATTTTGGCGTAGCGCCTATCCGTGCAGCAACCACTGCCGATACGTTCAAAGCAGCTCTGTACCTGACTTCGGCCACAATCAACGCAGCTACCACAGCGTACTCGGCAACGGGTGAAGTATCGGGCACAAACTACACCGCTGGCGGTGTGACGGTGACCAACGCAACGGCTCCCCTTGCGACCAACTCCTCGGCTACGGCGGGTGTGGCGTACTGGACTCCTTCGGCTTCGATCACGTATACGACTGTGACTTTGAGCACTGCGTTTGATGCGGTCTTGATTTACAACAGCACCCAGTCCAACAAGTCGGTATCGGTTCACACGTTTGGCTCTCAGACCATTACGGCAGGTACGTTCACACTGACCATGCCATCGAACACCACTACAACCGCTTTGCTGCGCTTGTCTACTACCTAAAGGGTAGGTCATGGCCGGATGGGGCACTGGCGCTTGGGGCTACGGCACTTGGGGCAATGGCGAGACCATCCTTACAGGTGATGCGGC